GATGTATCTACTGCTCAAGAGATGGATAGAAACATTATAGGCTCTGCAAGTTTAGGTTAATTAAAACAAAAAGTAAACTAATAAGTTACCATAGTATGAAAACAATTGAACTTTATATAGACGAAGAAAACGAGTTTAGCGGAATAGAAGCTATCTCTGTTGTAGAAAACCCTGCTATAGAAGAGGACTTCATTGCTTTAAAGAAGCACGAAGTCCAATTAGCTGAGGTAGACGCTGAAAAGAGAATCCTTATGGGTCCAGCTCTTATACCTAATAAGAAGATATACAGAACCAATAGCGAGGAAGAGTATAACATATTCTTCAGCGAAGATACTGTAAAGAAAGCTTCTGAATTGTTTTTGTCAAGAGGAAAGCAGAACAATTCAACATTGGAGCATCAAGTTGACATACAAGGATTGTCTGTGGTAGAATCTTGGATTATTGAGGATACTGATATGGATAAGTCAAAGAAATATGGTCTTAGCTTACCTAAAGGTACTTGGATGGTATCCGTAAAGGTTAACAATGATGACATATGGGACAACTATGTCAAAGAAGACAAAGTAAAAGGGTTCTCTATTGAAGGATTCTTTGCTGACAAGTTAGATGGGCCAAATGAATCTATTGAGGAAGACTTATCTTCAGAAGAATTAGATGCAATAGCCACTTTATATGACTTAGAAGACGCTATGCTGTCTTCTTATGGCGTAGAATTAGAAAGCTATAGTGATTATCCAGACGCAGCTGTAAACAATGCTAAAAGAGCCTTAAAATGGAAAAAAGAGAATGGGAGTTCTTGCGGGACTACAGTAGGATGGAGGAGAGCAAGTCAACTTGCGAGCCGACAGCCAATAAGCCGATCAACAATAGCAAGAATGGCATCATTCAAGAGACATCAGCAAAACAAAGACGTTCCTTACTCAGAAGGTTGTGGCGGTATTATGTGGGATGCTTGGGGTGGTTCAGCAGGAGTTAATTGGGCTATATCTAAACTTAAAAAGATAGACAATGATTAACGGATGGGAAATTAGCATAGGGTTTTACCCTGGAATACTGTTCGGAATCAGAACATACAATTATAACGAGACCAATACTATTGATCACGTTCTATACTTACCTTTAGTAGACTTATGTTTAACTATTTATAAAGAAGAAGATTAATATGCTTAATACTTCATTTAAAGTACACGCAAGTACAACGACAGATGCAGAGCGTTTAACATATAACGTAGAAGAAGGAGCTATGGTTACTACTGAAAGTGGTATATGGCAAGTTTACAATGGTGATTGGAGGAAAATATATCCTCAAAGCGGCATAGGTAGTGGCTTAGGCTGGACAAGATACGATGATGGACAATACACTTCTTCAAATAAATTAACTCTCGCTGATGGCGTAGAACAGACTCTGACTAACAATGGTGCTAATGTAGTTAGAAGCGAATCAGGGATAGATTACTACGATACTGTAAACAACAAACTTATAGCGACTACAAACAAGGACGTTTATATAGTTACAGTTGTTTTTAATATGTCAGCAGCAAACGCTAACCAAACATATATGCACTTAAACTTAGAGAATGTAGGTGCTACTCCATATGAAAGGCTAAAAGAGGATATTATATTCCCTAAAGGCAATGACGTAGAACACGAATATCACGGTGTATTCCAGTATTATGTAGACCAAGACTTTATAGACAATGGAGCAAGTTGGAAAGTTACTGCCGATGGTGGGAGTGTAGATATTTGGGACATTATATTTTTCATACAAAAAACACAAAGCTATGCATAATAAAATGAAAGCTACTCCAAGTAGAACAAGCCCTAAGTCATCTAAGAGGGGATGCCTTTGCAAGAACGGAACCTACTCAACTAAATGCTGTAAAGGCAATATGATTAATCAAGGAATAGGAAATATAACCAAAATTTCAGAATAATGTTTAAAGGAAAGAAAAGTAAATCAAAGAAAGCAGAGGCTCCAAAGCCTCTGATTCAAAAAGTAGAAGTACAAGAAGTGAAGAAAGATGACGGTGTAAGAGTCATCACAAGAAGCAATGGATAGTTGAAAATATAACAATAAGTTGTATATCAGTTATCATAACATATTTAGTAAATAAATAAACCAATTAATATGAACGCAAAAGAAATCGTTGACAAATTCAAGGAGATTCTGCTTTCTAAAGCCGAAGAGGTAGTTACAGAAGCTGCTGAGGTGCAAGAAGAAGTAGTTTTATCCGAGCAGGAGCAAGAGGTTTTAGCTGAAGAGCCAGCCGCAGAGGCTGCTGAAGACATCGTAGAAGATGTTGTTGAAAGCGAAGACAAGTATGCTACCAAAGAAGAGTTGGCTCAAGCAATGGCTGAAATGAAAGCTATGTATGACCAAATTATGGAATCTATGAGTACAGAGGAGCCTAAAGATGCTCCCGCTGAGTTAGCTGATGAGGCTACTGAGTTATCTGCTCAAGAAGAAGTAAAAGAATTAACTCACTCTCCAGAAGAAGTGGTTGGTTCAAGAAATTTAAACTTGTATGCTCAAAAAAGAGCCGCTACTACATTTGACTTAGTATTATCTAAAATCTCTAAATAAACAAAATGGCAACTACTACATCTATCACTACTACTTACGCAGGTGAATTTGCTGGAAAATATATTTCTGCTGCATTATTATCTGCCTCTACCATTGAGAATGGTGGAATTGAAGTAAAACCAAACATCAAGTACAAAGAAGTAATCAAAAAGATTGCTACTGACGATGTACTTAAAGACGCAACTTGTGACTTTGACCCAACATCAACTGTTACATTAACTGAAAGAATCATCCAACCAGAAGAGTTCCAAGTTAACTTACAATTATGTAAGAAAGACTTCCGTTCTGACTGGGAGGCTGTACAAATGGGAGTATCTGCTTTTGATAGCTTACCTCCATCTTTCGCTGACTTCTTAATCGCTCACGTTGCTGCTAAAGTAGCACAAAAGAATGAAACTAACATCTGGTCTGGAACTAATGCTACTGCTGGCGAGTTTGACGGATTGGTAACTTTAATGACTGCTGATGCTGACGTAGTTGATGTAGTAGGAACTACTGTTACTGCCGCTAATGTAATCGCTGAGTTAGGAAAAGTAGTAGACGCTATTCCTTCTACATTGTACGGAAAAGAAGACTTATACTTATATGTATCTCAAAACGTAGCAAGAGCTTATGTTAGAGCATTAGGTGGATTCGGAGCTTCTGGATTAGGGGCTAACGGTACAAACGCACAAGGTACTCAATGGTGGAACAACGGTTCTCTTTCTTTTGATGGAGTTAAAATCTTTGTTGCTAATGGTTTAGCTGACAACTACATTGTAGCTGCTGAGAAATCTAACTTATTCTTTGGTACTGGTTTATTATCTGACCACAACGAAGTAAAAGTTATTGATATGGCAGACATTAACGGATCTCAGAACGTGAGAATCGTAATGAGACTTACTGCTGGTGTACAATACGGAATCGGTTCAGACATCGTTCTTTACACTCCTGCATAAGTAATACTTAAATAAAAATAAAGGGTAGGTAAGCCATAGAAGCCTGCCTACCCTTTTTTAATTAATCTATAAAACACAAAAACATATGGCCTGCGATTTATCATTAGGAAGAATTGAGCCTTGTAAAGATTCAGTAGGTGGTTTAAATGCCATTTACTTTGTAAACTTTGGAGACTTAGGTGCTATCACTTACGATACCACTAATACTGATGTTATTGATGCGATTGCTGATAGCCCAAATGCTTACAAGTATGACATTAAGGGGACTTCAACATTCACACAAAACATCCAATCAGATAGAGCTACTGGTACTACTGCTTTTGAGCAAGTATTAGAAATAACTTTAAAGAAATTAAGTGTAGCTGATCACAAAGAGTTAAAATTATTAGCATACGGAAGACCTCACGTTATCGTTGAAGATTACAACGGAAACTACTTCTTAGCTGGATTAGAACACGGATGTGATGTAACTGGAGGCACTATCGTTACTGGTGGTGTAATGAATGAATTAAGCGGATACACTTTAACGCTTACAGGAATGGAAAGAGTTCCTGCTAACTTCTTGGGGGATACTCCTACAGCAGTTGGATTTACAGTAGTATCTGGTTCTTAAACACAGTACTCTTAAACACAGAAAGGAGGGAGGGCATAAGCCCTCCCTTTTCTATTTAAAACAAAAAACACACTTTTCAGTTATCATAATATGATAAGATTACTACCAAGTACAGATGCTCAAACCATTGCAGTTATTCCAAGGGAATTTCCAACTGCTGATGTGTCTTTTACTGATGTTAGTCTAACAATAACAGAGGATGGTACAAACAATTCTGAGACTATTACAGACATTGAAGCAACGATTCCAGATAGCAATAGTAATTTTGTATATATGGATATTGCATTTAGTATTCTATCTGAAGAGAATGCATATTATTTAGAGTTCACAAGAGGAGGCTCTTTATTTTACAGAGATAAGGCTTATGTAACAAGCCAAACTGATGATGAGATTGTTCACACTATAAATACTGACAAATACAATGAATATGTTGGTAATGGTGATGATGAATATATAGTATTATAATATGAAACACAGAAAAGTAACAATACAGCCAAAACAGAAAGCTCAAGGTTCTACAAGGATCGTAAACTTATCTGGATACCAAACACCAACTGTTAAGGAGGTTTATGGTAAGGATTGGGTTCAATATGGCGAAGATAACGACTACTTTGACAATCTAATAGATAAATACTTAGGTAGTCCTACTAATGCTCGTTGTATTAATGGTATTGTTGATATGATATATGGCCGTGGCCTTGAAGCCACGGACTCTGACATTAAGCCAGAGATGTATACTAAAATGAAAATGCTTCTTAAATCAAGAGAGATTAAGAGGGTAGCTAATGACTATAAGATGCTTGGTCAAGCTGCAATTCAAGTAGTATACAATAAGCAAAAGACAAGTATAGTAAAAGTACTACACTTTCCAATGGAAACATTGAGAGCTGAGAAGGCTAAGGACGGCAAGATTAACGCTTACTACTATCACCCTAAATGGGCTGAAATAAAGCCTTCTGATAACCCTAAAAGAATACCTACTTTTGGCAATGGAGGAAAAAGTGATGTTATTGAGTTATATATATTCAAGCCATACAGAAGTGGATTCTACTACTATGCTCCAGTTGATTATAATGGATGCTTACAATACTGCTCACTTGAAGAAGAAGTATCTAACTACCACATAAATAACATAAAGAATGGCTTACAGCCATCTTTACTAATTAACTTTAATAATGGTGTTCCTAATGAGGAAACTCAAGAGTTAATTGAAAGAAAGATAATGGATAAGTTTAGTGGCTCTTCTAATGCTGGTAAGTTTATTCTTACCTTCAATGAGTCTGCTGAAACAAAGGCTGACTTAGAGCCAATACATTTACCTGATGCTCACGCTCAATATCAGTTCTTAGCCGATGAGAGTAGAGAGAAGATAATGCTTGGTCACGGTATTGTATCTCCAATATTATTGGGTATTAAAGACAATACTGGTTTTGGTAACAATGCAGAAGAGCTTAGAACAGCTTCTATCCTTATGGACAACATTGTTATTAGACCATTCCAGCAAGCTCTTTTAGATGGATTGGAAGAGATATTGGAATTCAACAATATCTTCTTAAACTTATACTTTGTAACATTACAACCAATAGAGTTTACAGAATTAGATAATATATCTACTAAAGTTAAAAGAGAAGAAGAGACTGGGGAGAAATTATCTTCCCAGGCTAAATTAGACTTCTCTGATGAAGAGGGAGATGATCTATACGCTCAGTTAGAAGAGATGGGAGAGGTAATTAGCTCTGATTGGGAGCTTATACACTCTGAAGAAGTGACTAACGATAATGAAGAGTTTGATTTAACGGCTTTAGCAGTTACAGAGAGCGATTCTAAGGCATCTGCACGCTCTTCTCAAGACAATTCTGGGTATAAGGTCAGATATGCTTATTCTCCTGTTAGGGAGTCTGCTAAAAGCCGTAAATTCTGCAAGCAATTAGAGTCTTTGACTAAGAAAGAGATTGTATTTAGAAAAGAAGACATCTCACAGATGTCTTTTAGAGGATTAAACAAAGAATTAGGTCACAATGGTCAAAATTACTCTTTATTTAAGTTCAAAGGAGGGGTAAATTGCCACCATTTCTGGGAAAGAAGGGTTTATAAGAAGAAAGTAAGTGCTGATACGGAAGTAGAGGCGTCTGATGCTGTAAAAGATGGCTTTGATGAGCCTACAAACCCTAAAGAAGTACCAGTAAGACCTACTGATATGCCAAATAGAGGTGCATATCCTAAAACTAAGTAAATATGGCAGAAAAGGCACTTTTTATAACAATAAACGACTTAAAAAGAAAATCAATCATTGATGGGAATGTTGATGCTGATAAATTAATACAATTTATTGAAGTAGCACAAGATACTCACATTCAGAATTACTTAGGAGGTAAATTATACAATAAATTGCAAGCTTTGGTAATATCTGGTGAAATTAATGATGCTGGTAATGTTAAATATAAGAATTTAATAGATATATACATCAAGCCTATGCTTGTTTGGTTTACGCAAAGTGCTTATTTGCCCTTTGCTATGTATCAGATTAGTAATGGTGGTGTATTTAAACATAGAAGTGAAAATGCTGAGACTATATCTGTTGAAGAGTTAAATTCTATGTTAAATAGAGTAAATGAAACCGCAGAGTTTTATACTCGTAGGTTTGTTGATTATATGGGATTCTATAGCCAAGACTATCCAGAATATAATGAGTCTACTAATGGTGAAATGTATCCTGATCGTGATGTAAACTTTCATTCTTGGGTACTGTAATGGAACAAAAGGAAATTAAAACATATAAGCCTAAAAAGAGTAATATAATAAAGTTAGAAGCTTATTTAAAACAAATAGAGAAGAATGGCAAACAACATAAATTGGGGAAGCGTATACTGTGATATGGAGCAAGACGGCTCTTTTGGAGCCGATACACTTTGGAGTACTAATGCAATAAACGACATAGCAGCTCCAACTTGTTGGGTGACATTTAAGATATCAACAGATACAACACTATTTAGAACAGACACAACAAATTTAACAACAGATAGAACACAACTTTAAAAAACAAATAAAAAATGGCACAACAAGACATTATAATAGGCCCAGCAAATCAAGGACAAGGAGACACCTTGTTTGATGCGTTCACAAAAGTGCAATCTAACTTTGATGAATTGTATTCTGATGATGCAGGGGATGTAAACCAAGTAACAGGTAGTGGAGGCATTACCGCTTCTCCTACAACAGGAGATGTAGTAGTAAGTTTAGATGATGATTCTATTACCTATGCTAAGTTAGGTACAGAATTTACCACAACTGACGCACAAGGGAATGTAAGTGGAACGGCAACTTTAGACTTTGATTCTAATCAAGTGTTTACCGCTACAATGACTGCAAATACTGTTTTTTCTTTTAGTAATGCTAATATCGGTATGACTAAAGATTTAATCTTAACAGGAGATTTTGAGCCTTCTTTTCCTGTAGGTACTATGC